CAGAAGTCCGACCTTCTCGAAGAAAAGCACGACTCCTACTACATGAACCCGGAGACCGCCCAGATCGCCCAGCGCATCTACGAGGACAAAGAACTCCGCGCACTCTTCGACGCAGCCGCCGACGCATCCCCGGAGGACTTGCAGACCATCCACACGATGCTGAAGGCACTGAAGGCGAAGGAGCGCTGACTGTCCGTTTTTTTGGACACCTTCTTTGATACACTTCGGATGCAAAGGAGGTGAGGCACTTGTACGTTAACATTCAGATGATGAACCTCGGAGCAGTCAATGAGGTGGTCGTGGAGAACGAGGACGGAGGATACACCGTGTTCATTGATGACCAGCTCTCCGACGAAGGCAAAAGAAACGCCTACAGGCACGCCCTGCGGCACATTGAGGCGGATGATTTCAGCAAACACGGAGACGTGGGGAAAATTGAGCGAGACGCTCACACAAAAGAACCCCGGCAGGGGTGAAGCGCCGGGGTCATGCAGTATGGCGGGATGGAAAGAGTACGATGAACCACCCGCCCTTCTATTTTACCACATAGGAGGTGAGGAATGTACACCGAACAGCTAAAAAACGGACGATACCGGCACCAGCTCGCCTTCGTGGAGGAGCGCACCGGGAAAAAGAAGAAGGTGTCGGTCACGACCGACAAGAACACCCAAAAGGCCAGACGCGAGGCCGAGGCCGCCCTGAACGAGAAGATCCGCGCGATCAATGCCGCGTTCGTGCCGGATGATGAGACCCTCCGGGAAGCCCTCGACGCGTATCTCATGGCGAACAAATCACGCTGGAGACCAGGTACGCACCGCCGGAACACCTATGCAGCGAACGCCCTCTGCCGTCTCCTGGATCCAGACACCAAACTCCAGAAGCTCTCCGCTCGGTTCGTGATTGACCGCTTCTCTGCCTCCGATCGGAGCGGGACGACACTGAACGAACTGATCGCACGGCTGAAGGCCTTCCTCTCGTGGTGCTGGAAGACCCAGCGCCTTGATGACATCTCGTGGAAGGAACGGCTCGAACCGTTCCCCGAACCAACAGCAAAGGAGAAGAACAAAATGAAGTATCTTGAACGTGAAGAACTGACCAAGCTCCTCGACGGCCTTAATCTCCCGCTCCGGCGGATGATGATCTCTTTCATGGCGCTGTCCGGGCTCCGCGTGGGTGAATGCATCGCCCTCAGGAAGGAAGACGTCGACCTCTCCGAGCGGCTCATCCATGTCCGCAACACGATAGACCACCGCACCGGCGAGGTGCTGGAAGGCGCGAAGACTGCCGGGTCTGTCCGGGACGTGTACATCCAAGACGAACTGCTGACCCTCTGCAAAGAGATCCGGCAGTACATGGCGGAGATGGCGATGAAGTGCGGCTTCCGGACGGAGTTCTTCTTCTCCGATCTCTCCGGAAAGCCGGTGAACTATTACACTCTTGAGAAATACTTCCGAGAGAACACGGAGCGGATCATCGGCAGGCCGCTGACGCTCCACAGCCTCCGTCACACCCATGCCTCGCTTATGTTCGAGGGTGGGGCCACGCTGGAAGCCGTCTCGCTGCGTCTGGGACATTCCGACTCCAGAACCACCAAAGACATCTATGTCCATGTGACCGAGCGGCTGAAGTCGCGCTACAATGAGACCTTCGACCGCATCAAAATCCTCTCGTAGTCCCCATTTAGTCCCCATGGAGCCTGTTTTTGAGCAAAGAAAAAGCGCGGAACTCCTTATATATCAAGGGATTCCGCGTTTTGGTTCAATGCGGGCGGCGGGAGTTGGATTTGATATTCAGCGTTGTCCATGGTTGCTCAAATCCTCGGAAAATAAAGGGATTCCGCGGTTCCGTGTGTTCATCGTTGTTCACGGTTGTCCACGATTTAGTCCCCACAGAGTCCCCACGGCACTAAAAAAAGCCCCGCCGAAGCGGGGCGGAAGAACCGGGGCAAATTTGCTTTACTGTATCTGAACGGAGGTAAGAGATCTATTTTTGAACATAAAGGCCCCGGTCGTCCTCTTATCTGATGTACGCACCAGAGACCCAGCCGTCTCTCGGTGATGTGATATGCAGCCAGCCGTTCCTGGTCTCCGTGTAGGTGACATGCTCGCCCTTCGGCAGCGTGCTGATAATAGAACCGTTCGGAGCGCTTCTCACATTCAGCGCCCAGCAGTTGGTGACCGTGCCGGTCTTGGCTGCTCCGGGGATGTTCACATCGTAATAACCGCCGCCCGCGTTAGACGTGTAGGCGTATCCCTTCGCGCTGCCGGGCCAGACGATCTTCAGCCAGCCGTTCTTGAGCACGCTGAGGATCTCGACCTTCTGGCCCCTCTTCACCTCGCCGATCTTCGCGCCCTTTGTGCTTGACGCATCCCGGACGGCCATGTCTTCTTTCGCTGTGCCGGCGCCGATGCCCGTGCCGCAGTAGGTCTTGTTTCCGCCGTCTCCGAGTCTGGCATTGACCGCGCTCGCGATCTGGCCCATCCGTGCGTAGAGATAGTCACCCGGGCAGGACTTCGCCGAGTAGTCCCTGTGGACGGTCATGTTGCACCCGTTCCGATGATTGACGCGGTCTGCCTTACTGGTGGACCACACGAGCGCCTTGATGCCGTTTCTCCGGCAGATGTCCACGCAAAGGTTGATCGTGGCATCCAGCGCCTTGTCTGTGACCGCATAGGGCGGTTTCGGATCCGAGGCGACCTCAATGGTCACGGACCGCATGTCGTTCGCCTTGTTGGATGAGCACCACGCGCCCTTTTGTTCCTCGACATAGAGGCCGATGCGTCCGTCCGGTCCTACTCCGTAGTTCGAGGATGCGTTCGTGGCGTTCTGGAACCATCTGCCGCAGGATTCCGCTGAGAGCTGACCCGCCATGCAGTGGATGGTGATGGTATCAATGGCGTGGTTCCGCTTACCGTAGTTGTTCTTGCTTAAAATCGTGCAACTGACTAAAGAGCTATTACTCATCTTCCTCCTCCTTGTTGTCGGTGAGTTCTTCGATGGCGCTCTCGGGGATGTCATCCTTCTTCATCGTGTACCTCCAGATTTTTCGTGTACTGATATGTTGAGATCTTCAGCACCACGCCGAGGAACGTATCCACGGCCACGATGGTGCCGACGATCTGCTCCGCGTAGGGCAGTCCCCAGATACCGGCTAAGGCAGCGTAGAGCGTTCCAGCCGCAGGGAGTACCACCTGCGCGATGAATTTCAAGCGGTCGTATGTCGTGTTGCTCATTTCTCGCCTCCCCGGAACCACTCAGGCTCCGCGATGCCGGTGTCTTCCACCCAAGTGTTGAAGATGGATGTCATGTACCAGTCGCCCTTTAAGTCCTTAAAGTAATGCTCGGCGAGCGTGAGGACTTCCTGCTTCTCGCCCGGTCTCAAAAGGATAAGCAAGAGCAGCTGTGTCCTCAGACCGTCGCGCTCCAGTCTGTCGAGCCTTTTGGTGAGGTTCCTCTTGTTGTCGTGTCTGGTGACGAAAAATTGCACCAGTGTAGCTAATGCTGTCGAACCTACGACGGCGATGATGATGTGCTCCATGTCTTATCCTCTCGCTACAGCGAATGCGGCAAACTGCGGCGATGTTCCGTTGTAAGCCACGTTAGTGGCGTTTGTTCTTCCTGACCCTTCTACGCTGATCCAGATATTCGAGTTCGCAGCTGTCGCCAGAAAATAGCTGTACGAGCCTGTTCCACCGGTTCCCGAAATGGAAAGCCCCTGCGCTACAGACGGAAGAGATGACTCATTGATGTAGATGGGTCCCCTGTTTGTCTGCGTGGTAGAGAACCACAGATGAATGTGAAGGAAGACGACGTCGCCAATCTTCCACCACCTCCCTGTTGCCTGCGTTGTGGTGGCATTTACCACGACGGGCGTCCACGTTCCGCTTGTGAATTTATTCGTTAAATTACTGTTTAACGTCGAGATGTCCTGCGCGTTCTGCGCGATGTCCGTGGTGTTCGTCCCCACCTGGTCTAAAATGTCCTGTATCTCGGCTCCTGTCTGTCTGAATTGATAAGGCATGTTTTTCCTCCCGTCATCTAAAAACGAGCTTCAAGGCGGTCCAGCCGCTCCCTCAGCTCGTCGATTTCTTTCTTCTGGTTCTGGATCAGCTTCATCATCGCCGGGATTAGGTAGTTGCTCTCCCACATCTCCGGCTGTCCGTCTTCGTGCCTAACCGCTATTGGATAGAGCTCATCAACGTCCTCCGCAATGAAGCCGATGACATCCTTGCCGTGCCGCTCATCGTCCTCGGAGATATAGCCGTCCATGAAACGGAACCGCACAACAGGCAGGTCATACAGTTTCTCCGGGTCGAGGTCGGCGAGGTCTTCCGTGATGCCTTCCTTGTATCTTCGGGAGGATGAGGTGGAGCGGTACATATTGCCGCTACTGTCGACGTACACGTTCGCCGCAGCGGAGGCCGTCTTGGTGTATAACCCATAGATCACAATAGAGTTACACGCGATATTTGTTGCATACATTCCGGAGTCTCTAATCGTGACCCCCGAAGTCTCCAAAACGGAGGCCGAGTCTGTATTTCCAATTTCTACCGCAACAGGCACAGAGTGAGATGAGTCATAACCGTTCACCATGCGGCTCACAATATTTAAATCAATCGCAGATATTCGCCCATCACCATTAAGGTCATATTTGTCAAACTGCGCCATGGTAGGAACGACAGAACCAGTGATGATTTGCTGCATCGTCGTAAGGTCTGACTGGCTATAATTCGATGCATAATATGTCGCCGTCCTGTTGATCACTACGCCCTCGCGGTTCAGTGTGACCGCAAGGTTTCCGTTGGCGTCGTAGATCTGAGCAACGCCGTTGCCGTTTCCAGACCCTCCGAGTTTCAATGTGCCGCCGAGGATTCTGTTGGCGCTCATCGTCCCGGTTGTGATAAAGTCCGCCACGATCTGCCCCTGAGAGGTCATCGCCAATCCGAAAAGCCCCTCCACCCCGGAGGACGAATATCCAAGTCCGCTCTGGTTCCATCTCCACACCTTCGTGGCTGTTTCCACGTCCGGGGTGTCCATGATGAGTATCTCGTCCGGGTATCCATCATTGTCGGAGTCTCTCATGACCACATAGCCGCCGGCGTTGCCGGTGATGAGGGCTGTGGCGGTCATGATCGCACGCATCATCGAGGCCGAGACCGTGCTCTTCTGCTTCTCTTCCTCCTGTCGGAGTTTGTGGATGGTGTCCGTGATGTTTGTCCGGGCGTCTCCGATCTCGATGCTGCTGTATCTGTCCTTCAGGACGTCCCAGACGGTCCTCACGCACTTCGCAGTGGTCTCCACGCCCAAACGCTCAAAGACCACCGTCACCGTGTCGCAGAGTTCCACCTGCTCGTTCAGCTGTGCCCAGTCGAGGGTGATGGAGACTTTCGGCACTCCGATGTTGTTCGCCCGGATGTAGGTCTGGGCCCTTGCGGTCAGCTGTGCCGTCGTGGGCTGTTCCTCGAAGTCCTGAGACAGGTCAAGGCAGAGGATTCGACGGTAGTCAAACGAGCCCTCGATGTTGATGATGTTCGCTCTGACGACCGTGCCTTCTTCGTCTGCCCAATACGGCAGCACTCCGGTCCAGACCTCCTCGCAGTTCTTCTCCTGCTCGAAGTCGATGAGGTTCTTTCCGTACCGGATGACCACGCCCCGGTTCTGGCCTCTGCTGGCCTTCAGCGTGGCGGTGTAGTTGTCATAGTGCCACTCTCCGCCATAGACGTCGATGAGGCTGCCTTCCTTGCCGCCGAACCACGACCGCACCGAGGACGGAACGTCCACCTTGAAGTCCGCGATCGTGCCGATCTGGGTGCCGATGCTGAAGGGGTTCGAGACCTGGGCATTGCTCATCAGACCGGAACATGCAGCACCCGCCGAGGTCGCCGTAAAAGGCACCACAGGGATGCCGGACAGGTCATAGGTGATGTGTCTGGCGTTGATCGTCACCACGCCATTGATTTCCGCAGAGATGAAATAGATCCGAAAAGCCTGCGGTCCGTCCGTGGCGTTTGGCTTCGCAAAGATGATTTTACGGAGCGCCAGTTCGTCAAAATGCACCCCGTTCATGGGGTACTCCATGGTCAGCTCGTATTCGCCGTTTCGCTCCTCGGAGACCTCACAACTGAGGGTATTCGTCAGAGCGCCCAGACCGTTCGTATCAAACGCACGCGCCGCAGTGGGGTCGCCGCTCGCCAACAACTCGACCGAGTTCACATCCTGCAGCGGGATGGAGTTGACGTCTAAGAGGGCATCGGGTTCGGCTTCTGCCGTATACAGATAAGGGATCATAGCGTCCACCAATTCGGCACCACGCTGATCGAGGTGATGCCTCCCGTGATCGTGATCGTCTGCTCTCCGCCCGGAATGACCGGGAAGGAGCCGCTGACGAGGTTGTTGAGGTTCGTTGTGCCGGCATAGGCATCCATCTGCTCACAGTCGATGGTCATGCCGTCGTAGATGCCCGCGATCGTGATCGTGTTTCCGCCGCACTCAATGGTCCCGTTCCCGCTCCCGCTCACCGTGATGACAGGCTTTGCCGTGAAGCGCGTCGGGTTCGTGATCGTGCCGGTCCCGCTCAAGGTCACCGCGCTCTCGCCGGTCTTTATGAACCGTCTGGGGTCGCACTCGAAGGACACCTTGCATCTGCCGTTCTCGTTCATCAGATTCTCGATGTCGGTCGCCTCCGACACATACGCCAGACGATAGACCAAAGCGTCGAAGCTGTCCTCGAGCCTCTGATACCCTGACGGAGCATAGAGCCACTCCATCAGGGCAGAGGTCATCTGGTTGTAGTCTCCGCCATATGCCACGAGGTCGTAGGTCCTCGGTACGTTCTCCCACGCGTCCTGTGCGACCACGATGTCCCCGTTCCTTCCGGGCACTTCGTAGCGGTCCACTTTCCGCGCGGGTCTGTTCGTCTCCGGTGCGTTCTCGATCAGGACATTCGTCACAGTAGAGAGCGGGACACCCGCCCAGGTTATCTCTCCAATCATGCGAACACCGCCTTGTTCTTGTTAAGCTGCCGCTGGAGCTTGATGGCCACAGCGTCCGCCAGTTCGTTCACGTTCTGGCCCGGAGCTCCGTTGACGGTCATGTTCACCACCACCGGACGGCCTCCGACCAGTTCTTTCAGTTTTTCTTCACCGAGCAGGATCTCGGGCTGTCTGGCATCGCCGACGCCGATGATCTGCGGCGCAGTGAATCTCGCTCCGTTTTCGGCTGCGTCTCTGTACCATCTGACACCCACGGACGGGACCCTTCTGGTCCGCGCGTCGAAGCTCCCGGACATCGTGAAGTGAGGGAGCGGGATGTAGGTGTTGAACCGGAACGAGGTCCCGGCCATCATCGCCTGCAGCTGTCTCACGGACTGCATCACAGGATTGACGAAGGACTGACCCAACTGCTGACCTGCGGACTGGAACTGCCCCTGCATGGATCTCACCGAGGAGAGCGCCGCCATCATGCTCGTATTGACCGTCTGCGGCAGAGTTCTCATGCCGTTGGTCACCCCGGTGCTCACACCGTTCGCCAGTCTCTGGCCTGCGGAGCGTGCGGATGCCTCTTGACCTGTGATCGCTCTCACGAAGTTGCTGACCACGTTTCCGGCCACCGTAGCGAGCCCCTGCAGGCCGCTCTGGACCACATCCACCGCGTCTACCATCTCCGACAGACTGTCCGCTGTTCTCTCGGCGTTTCTTGAGATGTCATTCATCTGCGTGGCCACGCCGGTGACGCCTGCCCTCAAAAGGAGCATCCCTGCCGCCGCCAGCGAAGCAGTCACGATCATGGCAGCCAGTGCAACATCTGCGAGACCGATTGACGCCGCCGCCGCGATGAAGGGCACGAACGCCACCAGAGCCGCCGCAGACAGCGCGAACAGTCCCGCTGTCATCGCTAAGGACGCGCCCAGGGCAGCGAGCATCTGGACATTCAGCCGTGCCAGACCAGCCGCCGCAGGTGCCGCAAACTGCGCGATCATCGGCAGCTGCCCGACAAAGGTCGACATCGCCAGCACGATCAGCGCCACGCCCGCAGACACCATGAGCACCGCCGCTCCTAATGCCAACAGGCCGACCGCGCCGAACGTAGCCGCCGAACCGACCAACAGGATGACCACCGCCATCGCCGTGGCCGCTCCGACCATGCCGAAGAACACCGCAATGGCCGCAGGACCCGCCTCAGCGAGCGAGATGGCCGCATTCGCCATCATGCTCATGCCTGCCGCCACCATTAAGACAGCCGCACCAAGCGCCACGAGCATCAGAGCCGTGCCGGCCATGTTTGCGAACGAGGAACCGGCAGAAGCCGCACCGGACGCCGCCTGCCCCGCGTTGCTCGCGAAGCTCGAGAAGTGGCTCCCGAGCGACGAGAGGCTGCTCCCGATGGTCTGGGCCGCGCCCATGAACTTTGAGACCAACAGGATGACAGGACCGACCGCCGCAGCGATCAGCGCCACCTTGATGATGAGGTCCTGCATTTCAGGGCTGAGGCTCCGCCATTTTTCTGTGATTGTTTCGATGATGGGGATGACCGTGTCGATGGCCATGGAGATCGCAGGCCCGAAGGCGTCAACGAGTTCATAGCCGAGCTCCTTCAGGTTGTTGAGCAGCGTCGTCATCTCGTCGATCGGGTCGAGGGTCTGGTCGAAGGTCGTCTGCACAGACCCGGAGAAGTCCCCGAGCGTGCTCGTGAAATCCGTCAGGCTGATCGTGCCGTTCGCCACCGCGTTGCCGATGGCTGCGCCCGCCCGCGTGCCGAAAATGTCCATCATCAGGCCGGTGTCGTCCGCGTTCTCACTGACCAACTGGAACACATCGGAGAGGTCCATGCCCTCGTTTGACGCGTAGTTGATCGCGCTCCGGAGGCCCGTCATGGCCTGCGTCGTGGTCAGACCAGACATCGACGCCTCCGCCATGAAAGAGGCCGCTTCCTCAGCGGAGAGACCCATGGCCGCGAACGTGCCGGCATTAGTCGCCAGAGCTTCAGACAGCTGACCCACGTCCTCGCCGGTCTGCTGCCCCACGACATTCAGCATGTCGAGGATGTCCGTGGCGTCCTCTGCTCTCAGGCCGAACCCGGCGATCACGCGGGACACATTGTCCACGGAGCTCGCTACGTTCTGGTTGTTGATGCGGGCAAACCGCAGGAAGTCTCGGGACAGGCTGCCCAGCTCGTCACCGGTGAGTCCGAATCTCGTATTGACCTCACCGACCGCCGCTCCGACGTCGCCCCACTCCACAGGCATCGAGGTCGCGATGTCCGTGGCGATGCCCTGCATTGATTCGAGCGCGTCCCCGGTCGCTCCGGTGCGGATCGCGACATCGTCGAGAGCCGCGTCCACCGACTGGAATCCCGCGACGCTCGCCGCAGCTGCCGCCATGATCGGAGCCGTGACCGTTGCCGTGAGGGTCTTTCCGACCTTGCCCAGGGATTCCTCAAGCGAGGAGAGCATCGAGGTGCCAATGGCCTGCCCTGCTTCCTCTCCCGCCGGTTCCGCAGCAGCACCCAGCTCCGAGGAGATGGTCTGCTGTGCGCCCTGCATACTCGGGACGATGGTTACATATGCTTTTGCGAGTTCGATATTTCCGTCTGCCATCATTTACCTCGCAATCTCTTCATGATCTCGTTCTTCACATCAGCGAGCGGGATTGACGCCGTGCCGATGTGGCGTTTTTCTTTCTTCTTCTGCCCGGGTCTCGGATAAGGCTCAGGCTTCTTCTGCTTCTTCTGTGTCGCCATCATGGCGAGGGTGCGGTTCATGGCCGCCAGAAGGTCGTAGATGTCGGCGAGGATGCGGTTCGTGCCGTCGACCGTCGCCCACTGTGCTCTTTCCGGGTCGAGGTCGTACGACAAGGCCGACCCCGGCTCTGTTTTCGCAATAAAATCGCCGAGGGCGTCCCAGCTCAGGACACCCCCGACGTCGTCTAATGTGTATCCCCGTTTCATGAGGTCCACGTTGACCGCCTCGCGGTGCTCACTCACGAACTGCGCGAGGCCGATTATTTTCCCAGACCCTGCTCCTTCTCGTAGGCTCCGAAGATCTGGGCATAGCCATAATCTCCGAGGTCTTCCTCTTCGAGGCCGGGAGCCATCCGCAGCAGGAACGCCTTCACCGCAGCGATGCGCTCCGCCACAGGGGTCTCGGGAGTGAGTGACATCACGTCACCGATCTGCTCGATCGACAGCGTGGTCAGAGCCGGGATCAGATACTCGCCCTTCTCACCCTTGATGATGAAGGGTTCGGGTTTCTTGATAATGAATGCCATGTTTCTCCTCCTTCGTTTGCTCATCAGCCCGCAGCACCCGCGGTCTTGATGAACTGCATGCCGCCGTCACCCATCGCGGTGACCTCAAAAGGCCACTCGATGGCATCGCCGGGAGCAAAGCTGACGTTATCGCTGACGGAGATCTGTCCCTCGGAGCAGCCGAAGGCCAGCACATCGTCTCCGTCGACCATCACGAACAGGAACGCGGCAGCCGCCGGCAGGTCGCTGGCGGACAGGTTCACGGTCGTGGTGCTGGTCGTGGTGCTGGTCGCGGTCGACACCGCACTCGCGCCGAACAGAGCCGTCAGGGCCTCTGCGGTCGTGCTGATGCAGGAACCCGATGCGGTCTCCTCGTGATCCGTCAGAACCACGCGGCGCACCACGTTCGCCCAGTCTTTGATGTTCTCCTTATCGCGGGAGAGGTTCAGGGTCATGCCCTCGTCCGAAACATATCCGACCACCGAGCCCCATGCGGAGAGGGTCGTCTCGGACAGCGTCGCCGGCAGGGCGGTCCCGCTCACGGCAGTCAGAAACATGCCCGATGCGCGGCCCTTGCCAATGTTTACTGCGTTAGTAGCCATAGTCTTAAGCCTCCTTAAAGCTCAAATTCTTCTTGATGTGCTGTGATCAGCACAGTGGAACGATAACGGCACAGGTCAGGCCTGAGCGGGTCCTGGAACCGCGTCGCCTTGGTGTTTTCCCTGACGTACCACTCGGACTCCTTCAGGATGCCCACCGCGTTCCGGGTGATCTCGCAGGCCTCCGCGTCTGTCTCCGCATAGCCCTCGATGACCACCGTGAACGTGTCGATCTGGTTCGCCTCCGAACCTCCGGCACTCGTCACGCGGATGAACGGCAGGGAGTAGCTCGCCGGCAACGGGTCCACATAGGCCGTGTAGTACTCAGACAGCACCACCCGCGCCGCATCTTCAATGTCAATGCTTCTTCTCATCCGTGTACCGCCTTTGTAAGTGCTTTCTGTTCGGACTCGGCGATCATCGTGGCGCGGTCAGTCGTACCGACCAGACCCACCCAACGGTTGAACAGCTTCACATTCGCGTTAAAGCCCCGAGACTCGCCGGTAATGTAACTGTCAGCCCGTTCCTTGGTCGCGTTCGTGTGAGACTCGATCAGAGCTTTCACTCCGTCGCTCTTCAGATAGGCGTCAAAGCCCGCACCCTGCAGGAAGTCAATGTTGACATTACTCATCCCGACCACCTCTCGAGGTTGAGCAGGATATGGTCCAGTCCGCCCGATGCAGAGGGCCAGACCCTCGGTGCTCCGGTGATCGTGTAGACGTCTCCGCCATACTCGATGCGGTCCCCCGCCTTGACGTCAGCGTCTGCCGGGAGATAAGCCGTCAGCCCGTCGGTCAATGCCAGAACTCGTCCATCCTGCGACAGCGAGGTCGAGGCCGGCTGAACAGAGCACCCAGGGATGATCGCCCTGGTCGCGTTCGCCCAGTCCGGGATGTCGGAGCCTCGCAGCGTCTTTACCCCGGGCCGTATTCTGATGATCGTTTGTCTCATGAAGGACGGAAGCATTTTACACACAACCTTTCCAGAGCGGGATCGCGTCAATTTTCTGGCGTCTCAGGCCGAGTGCCTTCAGGTCTGAGGGCCAAAGAGCTATTCTTCCGGATGCGTTCGGCAGGCTGTAAGACTGGCTCACCCCGCCCGCCGCTTCCTGGTAAGAAGTCGCCGGGAGCTGAGTTCCGGGAGTGTTGAGCTCCCGCATGACCACATCGACTGTTACGGCTTTCGCCACAGCCGCGAGGACGGTGCTTTCCGCTATCATCGCGTCGAGGTCCTTTCCGACCTTCTCCGCTTCGTAGCGCATCGCGTCGCACACCACAGGGATGAGGTGTGTCGCCCGGCTGGCCTCTTCTACGGTCAGCGCGCGCTTCATTTCCATGATGTCGTTGACGTCCGCGTAGTCACTCATTTCACTCACCTCGCCTTCTTCTTAGCCTTTTTCTTGGCTTCGGGCTCCTTGGGAGTCGGCTGTTCGACCGGCTCCCAGTATTTGCCCGAGAAATTATCCGGAAGTTCTAAGACGATACCCGTGCGGATGTTCTTAAACTTCATCAGTCACCGACGCGGCTGAACGCGGTCGGATCCAGGATGCCCCAGCCGATGAAGGCCTCGGCGCGAAGCAGCACCTGGTTGTAGCGCTTCAGGTCGCCCAGTCCGTCAGGATCGCCGTAGTGGATGACCTCCAGCGGGATATTCTCCGCATAGCCCCACTTGACGGCGTTCTC